TTTAGTCATCCTGTTTACCTCTTTCTCAGGGAGTTTAGTCTCCAGGATTCCCGGGGCGGTTCACACCTGGAAGCTGGCAAGCTCGTTACTAAGTTGGCACTCGACTGGCAGAACCGCATTAAATTTACACTGGACCATAACTTCAGCCTTACCAGCGTCAAATTTGCGGATGAATTGCTTGAGCAGAACTCTGATATTGATAGTGAAGATGTTGCGCAGCGACTGGACGCAGATTTCTTCCTGTTGACCAGTGAAATTTCGTGCCTGGTTGATGCTCTGGTAAATGCCCTTGGTGGAGAGGCTAAGCAGTGAAAGAGCTGTGCTATGGATCTGTTTGCAGTGGAATTGAAGCCGCGAGTATTGCCTGGGAACCGTTGGGTATGCGTCCGGCGTGGTTTGCTGAAATCGAGCCTTTTCCATCTGCCGTTCTTGCGCACCGCTGGCCCCATGTCGCCAACCTTGGCGACATGACAAAACTTGCCAAAAAAGTCCTGGCTGGGGAAATCGAATCCCCTGATGTGCTCGTCGGGGGTACGCCTTGTCAGGCATTCAGTATCGCGGGCTTACGTGGTGGGCTTGATGATGAACGCGGCGCGCTAACTTTGAAGTATGTGGAGCTTGCAAATGCAATTGACGACAAACGGTCTGAGTCCTTCCTCAAACCGACAGTTATCGTCTGGGAAAATGTCCCAGGAGTCCTGTCATCGGCAGATAACGCCTTCGGATGTTTCCTTGCCGGATTGGCTGGAGAAGATGCGCCATTTGAACCAGGTGATCGACCTGAATCAGGAAAAAGTAACGCGTTCTGGCGGTGGGATGGCAAAACCGGTTGCCATGCTCCAAAGTGGCCGCAGTGTGGTTGTATTTATGGACCGCAGCGAAAAGTGGCCTGGAGAATCGTTGATGCCCAATACTTCGGAGTGGCACAACGACGCCGACGCGTGTTTGTTGTCGCAAGTGCTCGAACAGACCTCGATCCCGCAACGGTACTTTTTGAGTTCGAAGGCGTGCGCCGGAATATTGCGCCGAGCAGAGGCGAGGGGAAGGAAACTACCAGATATACTTCAAACATCGCTATCAGAACTTGCGATGATACAAACATAATTGCCATGGCACATGGGCAAGGAGGGGCTGAGATAAAAACCGATAATTCGGCACCAACTTTGACATGTAACCATGAAGCACCAATTGTATTGCTCGGCGACGGTAGAATGCGCCGTCTTACCCCTGTCGAATGTGAAAGGCTGCAAGGTTTTCCTGATTGGCATACGTTGATCCCTACGGGAAAGCGTAAAAAAGTTTCTTCAGATGAACTGGCATACCTTCGCAATAACTATCCTGATTTAAACGAAGAAGAGGCCGCGATGCTTGCAGCTGACGGACCGCGTTACAAAGCGATCGGCAATAGTATGGCGATACCAGTAATGCGCTGGATTGGCGATCGGATTACCAAGGCTGCATGTCGGCAGAATGAAGGGAGTGAAACAAAAGAGCGAAAAGTTAAACCAGCGGCAGAATTCGAACGGTCCATATTCAAATGGGCTGGTGGAAAATTTGGTGTTCTGGAACAAATCTTTCGCTATTTGCCAGAAGGGAAGCGCCTGATTGAACCTTTCGTTGGTGGCGGTGCTGTCTTCATGAATGCCGGATACCAGGAAAATCTGCTAAATGATGTGAATGCTGACCTGATTAACTTTTACAAGACTCTGCAACGCGAGGCGGATTCACTTATCACTCTGGCACATCGTTTCTTCCAGGACTACAACACACAGGAAGGATACCTGGCAGTACGGAATGCGTTTAACAAACAAGTCTATGATGATTTACATCGCGCAGCGGCGTTTTTGTTCCTGAACCGACATTGTTTTAACGGATTGACGCGTTACAACCAGGCCGGTGAGTTCAATGTCGGTTATGGGAAGTATAAAACTCCGTATTTCCCATTACAGGAGATGGAAGCCTTCCTCGGTGCGGAAGGGCGGTCTGAGTTTGTATGCGGTGATTTTGCAGCGGTGATTGAAGCTGCCGGAGAAGGAGATGTCATCTTTTGCGATCCGCCGTATGAACCGCTTCCAAATACAGAGGGATTCACGAACTATTCCGGTCATGACTTTAAGTTTGAAGAGCAAAAACGCCTGGTGTCTCTGTTGACGGATGCTCATCGTCGAGGTGCAAAGGTTCTCATTACTAACAGTGGCGCGCCAAACATCAGAGAGCTTTATCATGACAGTGGCTTCAGAGTGGAACATCTTTTTGCCAGACGTTCTGTGTCTTGTAAGGGGGACACTCGAGGTGTAGCTCATGACGTTTTGGGTATATTGCTCTAATAAATTTATTAGTGTAATATCGCCTCAATGAATCGTGATTTATAGAGCGATTTAGCTGTTAGCCGCGACAGGCGCGGCGGTAAGCATGGCTGGGCCTAGTCCTCCCAGACAAACCACCGAGTTGCCAGGTTGACCATGCGCCTAAGTGGCAACGCCGAAGTGCGTTACGAGCTTCCAGTTTGCCCATCTTCGGGTGGGCGTTTTTTTCAGGGTTTTCGTCATGGTTAGCAACTTTGCGGCGGTTTAGAAACTGACCATTAAAGTAAATGCAAACGATGATCTGATGATGGTAGCGGCCTAAGAAACCAGATGCCACGGGGTATGAGTCGTCCCCCGTCAAAAAAATCGACCGCAGAGTGTCCCCGTCTGTGTATTAGGGAACGGGGAGGCACAACAGGTAAGGGCGCTGGTGTGATTAACCAGATGAACGAGAAGGGGCCATCTGTTGGTCAGCGTCCTTTCCTGTTGCGTTTTCTTTTCAGCGTAACAGCGGTGCTTAACAGCACTTTGGGTACAGTTCCACGAATTTACGGGTATATCCCGTCATGCTGAAGGCGCTAATCACGCTGGAAGCCAGGGTTGTGCATCCCCTGTTACCGAATTGCAGCCAGGGCGCGGTGCGCCGAAAAGCATACGGAGGTGGAAGCCCTCGCCGGAGACGTACCCGGCAAGTGATGGTGTAGCTCAGCGGTTAGAGCGGTTGACTGTTAATCAACGGGTCGATGGTTCAAATCCATCCACCATCGCCAATGCCGGTTTAGCTCAGTTGGTAGAGCGCCTGCCTTGTAAGCAGGATGTCAGCGGTTCGAGTCCGTTAATCGGCACCAGCACAACAGGTAAGGGTATTTTGCGACGTCGGAGATCGCCGAGCTTGGCAGAGGGTTCGAATCCCTACGAAGTACCCTTACCGTTGTGATGAAGTGCAGCTCTTTGAAGCAACCAGAAGATAAGCATCTGGCTTCACAACATAAACCGCAGGAACGACCAATAAACGGTAGTCCGTATGGAGAACACCCCGTTGAGGAAGAGGCCTGGCCGGAACCGTAACCGGCACTACAACGTTGAGAACACTGGCGTAACGGGGTCATATCCCAATCTACGAATAAATGTTGCGTTGCAGCGTGACAACCAGTGTTCTCAACATTGTGGTGAATGCACAGGCTGATGTGCCGCAACTACAGTAGTGCGCGCTTTGCGGGGCTTGCTACAACCCTGTGTCGGAGTTCAGCACCGACCATCACAGTTTGATTCTCTGGCATGAGCATAACGCTGAAATAAGTCCAGTCTGGTGCGGCCCGATCACCCGCCGTTAGCTCCACGAAACGGAGCACGTAACAGGTAAGAGCATTCTCCTGTAACGGGTTCATATCCCAATCTACAGGTCCACCAGGAATGCTCTTTCCGTTGCGGTGAATGCGGCTAAGCGCACGCGGGGAAATGGTTATATCTGTCCATTATTTCTCCTTATTTCCCCGTCCACGGTGGATAACCAGCTAAAGGAAACCGGGAAGCACCCGGCACCGCAACCTTATTTCCCAACCAGTAATGAGGTTAATAAATGCTCGGCATTCTCAAAAAGAAATTCCGCAAAGCGGCTGGCGGAGTCAAGAAGATGGAAAACCGTGATGCGGTGGAAGCGACTGTCTGGGGCGCATATTCCATTGCATACTCTGACGGCACCTGCGATGCGAAAGAAATTGCAGTATTGGAAAAAACCATTGCAGCACTTCCTGCCTTTGCGCCGTTCTCCGGTGAAATTGCCCAGATGAGCGCCAATATTCGCGCTCAATATGAAGCCTCGCCGCGCCGAGCGAATGCCCAGGCTTTACGTGAACTGGCTGACGTGTCTGGAACTAATGATGCGGTAGATGTTCTGTGCCTATGCATTGATATTGCTGACCAGGATGGCATTGGGGCAGAAGAGCAGGAGCAATTGAAGAAAATTGCCCAGGCTCTTCAATTGCCACTGGAACAGTATATCTGATGGTTATAAAAGCACGTCTAATTCTGGCTTTGGTTTTTCTCGTGCTATCTGTGCTGGTGGATTTCACCAGCACAATCCTGTCGGTTTTATCCGACGGGGCGTTGGTAGCAGTAGCTGTAACATTGGTATGGCCGATATTAAAAACAGCTTCTAAGGATCAGTGATGGGCTTCTGGGATTTTGCTGACAAGCATCCAATTGTTCTCGTTGTCATTGCTGGCATAGTTGTAGGCGGTATTGCTGGCGTCATAGAAGCACTCAGGAAACAGTAATCCGGCCCTTTAGCTCAGTGGTTAGAGCTGGCGACTCATAATCGCACGGTCACCGGTTCAAGTCCGGTAGGGGCCACCATATTTGGTTGTAACACGGCGTCTGGCACATGCGTCGTTAGCGGTCTGGTGACGTTAAAGGGGTTACCTTTTCCCCTAGCTCAGGCAACAAACCAGGTAGCCGAAATGTGCAAGTCACCGTTGGAGGGATAGCGGATACAGGGACTCACCATCCTGGCGATTCGGTGTGACAGCCGGGAAGAGTCCGGCGCATTAATCCTGATTTTCTGGTGATGACTCATATCGTTAGGAGTGATTTGAGTATGCCGATTATATCTGACATTCAGCACGCCTGGGTGGAGTGCTAATGTCTGCATCCCCTCTTGAATCCATGCCAAATTCCCTTAGTGCAGAACAAGCTGTACTTGGTGGCTTAATGCTTGATAACTGCCGCTGGGATGAAGTTGCAGATCGTATAGTTGCTGATGATTTTTATACCAGTGCTCATCGTGAAATTTTCAGTGAGATGGAGAGGTTATTAAGTCATGGCAAACCGATTGATTTGATAACACTTGCTGAAGCACTTGAACAGAACGGTAAATTAGAACGCGCCGGTGGTTTTGCGTACCTTGCGGAGATGTCAAAGAACACGCCCAGCGCGGCAAATATTTGTGCTTATGCGGATATCGTTCGTGAACGCGCGGTTGTTCGTGAAATGATTTCCGTCGCAAATGAAATAGCTGAAGCTGGATATGCGCAGGATGGCAGGGGCAGCAATGAATTGCTGGATATGGCCGAGCGCCGCGTTTTTGAAATAGCTGAAAAACGACAAAAGAGCGGTAGTGGTCCAAAAGATATCGCCAGCATTCTCGATGCAACGGTATCTCGCATAGAAGAGTTGTTTCAGCGACCGCATGATGGTGTAACGGGGCTTGATACCGGATTTACCGATCTCAATAAGAAGACGGCAGGACTTCAGGCGTCCGATCTCATTATTGTCGCCGCCCGCCCATCGATGGGGAAGACTACGTTTGCGATGAATCTCGTCGAAAATGCCGCAGTCCGTAACGATAAGCCCGTATTGGTTTTTAGCCTTGAGATGCCGAGCCACCAGCTGATGATGCGCTCACTGGCTTCTCTTGCACGCGTTGATCAGACTCGTATTCGAACAGGGCAACTTAACGACGAGGATTGGGCGCGGGTTTCTGGCGCAATGGGGATTCTGTTGGACAAGCAGAATATTTTTATTGATGACTCAAGCGCCCTGACGCCGACAGAGCTACGTTCCCGCGCTCGTCGTGTTTATAAAGAAAATGGTGGTTTGAGCATGATTATGATCGACTACCTGCAACTTATGCGCGTCCCCGAGCTGCAAGATAACCGAACGCTGGAAATTGCCGAGATTTCTCGCTCACTGAAGGCGTTGGCGAAGGAATTACAAGTACCGGTGGTGGCATTGTCACAACTTAATCGATCGCTTGAACAGCGTGCGGACAAACGACCGGTAAATTCAGATTTACGTGAATCAGGAGCAATTGAGCAGGACGCAGACCTGATTATGTTTCTGTATCGCGACGAAGTTTATCACCCGGATAGCGAAATGAAGGGCATTGCCGAGGTGATTATCGGTAAGCAACGAAATGGCCCAATTGGCACGGTGAGATTGGCTTTTAACGGCCAATACTCACGGTTTGATAACTATGCTGGTGCTGACTGGCAAGAGGATTATTGATGCAACGTAAACTAACTAAGCGTAATAAAAATTGGTTGAGCGACATGCTGAAAAAAGCCAATCGCAACCATATGTACCTCAACGACTGGCTATCAATTAAAGGTAATCTTAGTGATGCAAAAATGATCGACAGACATGTTGCGCGCTATGGTGTTTCACTTGTCTTAGAAAAGGCTGAATTAGTATTTTCGGAATATTATTCCATTCCGCAAATTAGCTCCAAAGGAAAAATATGTGGCTATGTGCTCAAACATAAAAGCAAGCTGGATGAGCTTTTAGTCAGGGAAAAGGAGACGCAATGAACATCCTGATCATTGGGCGAAAATTTGAAGCTATCAGTGATGTGAAAACATATACGGAAATGTGGGCTTACAACCTGGCCTGCGCCTTTAGTGAGGCTGGGGTAACATTGCAATACCATCGTCCATATTCTCCCGGCGTCGAAAGCCCGGAGGATTATGTTGAAGCTGTGTTGACCGCTGCGCTCTCGTGTTCTGCGAAAGCCATTTTAGCGCCAGGATTGCGGTATTTTACTACGGTGCCCAGGGAAATAGGCGTGCAACTGCGTCGTCGATTCACTGGATGGGTAGCTCAGGTATACGACGGTTCTATGCTGGATTCGGCACCAGTTGATATTACTTTTACTGTCCGCGATGATACCTGGCGGTACCTGGATAATCCCGGCAGGTTAGAGCGTCATAATCGCTTTAACAAACATGTTGGATGGGCAGCGAATCAGGAGCTGTTCCATCTGGAAACCAAAACAGACGATGTTCTGCGTATTTTTGTAGACCACGCTGCATTTGATGTTAGTGGGTTTGATCACTCCTTAAGTATCCTTATGAACCTTCAGCGTCTGACTGTTCCGTATGAGGCCAGAACGTTGACCGATGACGGATTGGTTACCATTGATCCGGGGAATATTTCGGTAACTCCATACAGACGGACGCCGGTACCAGCAACCGAATTTGCAGCTGAATTGCGTAAGAGTGATGTTTTTATTGTTACGCATCCCGAAAGCCTTGGATTAACTGTTCTTGAGGCGGCAATGTGTGGGGCGTTGGTATTAACGCCTCCCGATTGCCTTCCGCCAGATCGCCTGGCTTTGGTGAACCATATGGTTATCAAGTCGCGGATTGATTGGGATGAGGTTATTGCTCGCGTTGATCGCGTGAAAAATGCTGAAAAGGTCCAGTGTCACACCTGGTCGGCAATTGCGGAAAAGATGCTTGAGACGTTTATCACGCAGAAACCGTCGCGCGGTAACGGATAAAAAATTGAACCCGTCATAACAGAAAAGCCCGAACGCCGGGCTTTTCTTAAGCCTTGTCAACAGAGACTTGAGCGGCTTTTATGGATAGATTCCCGCTGGCCTCTATCGCCATACTTCCCCCCGCCTTCAGGGCGACATCCGCGCCTGACTTTATATCGAGATTTCCTGCGGAAGAGATGAATGCCGGACCTTGAGAAATGGCATATAACTCCCCGGCCTCGTTGAACCCGATTGTTGTTCCACTTTTCAAGTGCGTAACGGCCCAGGCTCCGCCCGCCGTCCGGATCTCCATTAGTCCGTTCCGCGACGAAATAAAGTCTTTTTTGGCGCTGGTTGATGGTTGTGCTGGTGCACCTTCAACTTCAGGCGGTACATAGCCTTCACCTTGTCCTGACGCTTCAGGCGGCACATTGGGAGCGCCACCGGATGCATCCTGTGCATAACCGATTATCAATGGCCATCGCGAATCCCCATTGTAGGGAAATTCTACCCATACTTTATCGCCGGGCAGAAATGGTGAAAACGTGTTTGCATTGGACAATATAGCTTCTGCCCACGGCAATGAGGCATCTGGTAACCCATCCATCATGCCGACAACACGTATTTGTGTACGCATCAGACCTTTAGGGTCATCGACGCTTATCACTACAGCCCGATACTTCCCTGTCAAACTACCCATTCACCACTCCTAACTGTGCACGGCTGACAAAACGAAAGCGGTCTTCGAAATGAGTCACGGACATCACTATCATTTTGTCAGGGATTGATTCATCGAGTTCTCCGTCACCTGCCGTGTTATGCACGACAATTTTCAGCGTCGTACCCGGAGTTAGCGCGGCATTTCCTTCCACCAGCATATCGAGGCGGGGGAGAATGAATTTGTTGTAGTTCGCCAGCGCGGTAGGATCGGGATTGCTCGTAAATTTAATGGGGTCTTCCTGGTTACCTGAGTAAACCACACCTTTGGTCATGTCATAACTGGCCATTCTGTAATTGTGGCGACGCTGGTATTCATAATCGGCATTCAGGATGTTGAACTGACTAATTGTAAATCCGGATGTGTTGGGATTGGCGGACTCATAAGTAAGCGATGGAGCTGCGTTTGCCATTTTTTCCATACTTTTAAAATTGATCGTCCCCCTGGATGCCCAGCACATAGAACCGGTATCCTGGGCTATCTCCTGCAATACCTTGGTCGGTTTTTCTCCAACATTTAGGTGGTATGTGGATGTTTTTCTGAATGAGTCAGCATTTACCTTCAGACCAGGGGCAAGAGAGGAAACTACGGCTGATGGGGGCTTATCAACAAAATACTGTGCGCTGGTGGACGGAACTTTTAATAACCGCACCGGGTTACTAAACGCGTAAATCAGTACAGTATCGTCCTTGCGCGGCGCTTTAAGAACAAAGAACTCTTCCGAGAAGAGGATGCCGCCATGACCTTCCGGATCACCAAGTGAAACGGTCAGTATTGTCCCAAATTTCACCCCCAGCTTATTGACCACGTAAGCCGTTGAATCCCTGACCATGAGCATAAGCTGGGGACCAGATAGCTCCCCGGGTTCGACATAGGTACATCCTACGATCATTTCGCGAGGGATTTCGTTCAGCCCAATTGAAACAGATTGCAGGAATAGCTGAGTGCGTTTTGAATCAGTTTCCGGGGCTGTGGTGGTCTTTGTGGCCATCTCATTCCTCCAGAATTTTCGCTTTTACCGTTATGGTGCCGGTGGTTTGCTGCATATAAGCCAGGATAGGAAGCTCCGCCACTACTGTGAGGTTCAATCCAACCGCGAACAGCCTGTTGTCGGCGGTGCCGGTGGTCAGATCCTGAAATGCGATTGATTTTTGCCCTTCTATGTAACAGGTAACCGGTATCTCATAACCGCCGACATTGGCAGGGTGAGTGAAAGATGCCTGCCCGAGGCTGGCATACATTCGTAGCCAGAATGCTAATGCAGTTGTAACCATCCCAAGAGATTCCTTCTCGTCACTGGCTATCCATAGCGAATATTCCAGTGAGAAAGGGATAGTCGATACCAGGGCTTCAATCTCATCATTTTCATTGGTGACATGCCCTTCATCGTAATTATCCCGGCACAGTTCACCTTCATAAATTGAAAATGCGGGAGAACGAGACAGATTCACAAGCGGCATTGCCAGCTTATTTACCGGGCCAGCAGAGGCTGTATCTTTGCGCCCGGCGCGATCGGCTTCAAATGACGACAACCACTCCTTCACATCACTAAAAGTGCCGAGCGTTATGCGATCTCTTGGTGTGCGTTTCAGGAACTCCCGGAACGACTGGTTAATGCGATCATTAAAGCTGACAACTTGTGAGTCGAACGCTTCGTTTAAAGCCTGTGCGAGCGCCGAATCAATGCCATCAATAGTGGCAAATTCCAGCTTACCAGTTGGAGTAAGACCTTTTTTCTTAAAGATGGCCAGTAGCCATTCCTGATTATTCAGAATCACCGATGAAATTCCCTTCAAAGGCGCGTGAAGGCACGCAATAAAACAAACTGCCTACCCTGGCAGTGCCGTAATTGAATATTTTATGGATGTACCAGAAGCGGCGAATGGTTGTGCCGTCTGACAGCTGTTCCAGCCATTCGAGCATAGAACCCACTGGCACATTAACGGCGGCCAACCGAAGGATTAAAGCACTGTCGCTAATTCCCGTATTATCACTGCCGTCGTATAGCGCGTAGAAGGCGTCCATCTCATCCGGGCAGTCGAGGGCCGTTATCAGTTCTGGATCCTGATAGTCATATATGCGTTGGTTCGGTTCTATTATTTCAGATGCCGTTTCAGGTGCATTTTTGTCTCTGTAAGGTATTGCGCGATACAGAACCGCATCGAATGAGTCAGGGTCTAGCTTGATTGCTTTGAGCCAGTCCATCCGCACAAGGTTATTAAAAACTGCATGACCTTGATAACGGTGGCGCACACCAGAATCACTAAGCAGGCCGTGATCCAGATTGGGAAGGTGATTGTCCTCCACAGGATCAACAATATTACCAACGTTAACACCATCGGTTTCGATTTCAGCATCAATATCTTCCTCTTCAATCAGTTCAGAACCTTCGCCTGGAATATCCGGATCCGATTCGGTGTCCGGGAGGTTATCACCAGTCACTTGTTGTGATGGTTCTGTGTCCTCAAACATGTCATCAAAGAAACCAGCCATCGATTATCCTTTCCGTTTACGGGCTTCGTTAATTTGTGTCTCAAGAATGCTTCGCGCCTGCGCAGTGGCAGCGGCCTTGTCCATTCCCTGACTCATGAAAAACTTTATGAGGTTGTTCGCCTGCGTTTGCAGGGCTTTTTTGAGAGCGTCGGCTTCAGCGCGAGCCTGGGCTTCCCTCACCCGCGATGCTTTTAGTTCGTCATTCTTCCTGTTTGCCGTGGTGCGAGCTTTTTTTAACAACCGGCGAACGTTGTCCGTGGCGCTATCTTTTGCGCGTAGTTTTTTGCCTAATGCATCCTGAGATTTCAGATACAGCTCATACTCACGCGCAGCTTTAGCCTGATCCGTCGTTGTTGTCCGGTTGCGCGCGAGCGATTTAGCCAGTTCGCCTTTGAAATAGGTTGTTGTCTTCCGCTTGTCATCGCCGAAGGCTACCTGTTCAGCTGCTTTTTCCAGGGCAATAATGATGGCCTTGTGCCATGTGGGAGACTGAAAACGCGTCATAGCGTGCAACACATGTTTGCAGGCTACACCAGTCAGATCAGGGTTGCGGATTTTGGGGAATGCATACTCTTTTGGCGGCGCGACAGCATAGTTACCAGCCGTGGCCATATAACGATACCAGTATTGATGGCGTCCACAATCACAGTCGAAAGATACCCGGCCCTTGCAGAGATCGGCAGCGATTCGGGCTTTTTTCGCACCGTCTTCAGCAATTTCCTCAACGGCTTTATCCCATTCCTCAAATCGAATTCTGACACGGTGATGCTGGTGGACCGACTCATCCGAGGCATTAACAGATATCAATGCAAGGTTGTGTTTTAGCCCGAGGAATGTCGCGGCTTTGATCCCTGTGCCATCAGAAACTTTGTTGTTAGCGCGTTTTATATCAATGCTGGTGGACTGCGCCACCAGCTGAGCATAGGTAATGCCTGGTACCGTGCTCTTGAATTTGGTTTTATGAGCCTGCCTTGAGGTGTTGAAACTGCGTATATCTTCGGGCGTAAAGTAGGTGCCATCTTTCTTTTTCCCAAGGCTGAGGAATGCCTCAAGTTCGCGGTTACGCATCCCCATAATCCTTGGGGTGAGTGTACGCCGCGCGTTTCGCCGATTCTGACGCTGCTGTTTACGGATAAGATCGAAGACCTTGTTAAAGTCTTTTGCACTTAATCCATCGGTCTGATAGCGACCAAGGTTGTCGCGAGCATATTCAGTTGGCATTCAATTCCCTTACGCAATGGATAATGTCCCTATTACCTGGCCGTCGTATTGGAAATGGCGAATCATTTCGCGGATCCAAGTGGCAGGTGGGAGTTTTAATTTTTTGCCAACAGTCATACCCTGAGACTCATCCTCAAGCCCGGCGGCGAGCGTCACAACCCAGCGTAGCTCTGCTATGCCCCACATACGGTAAGCCAGCAAATCCGGGCGATATTGCTCATCGGGAAGAACGTAATAAATCGTCAGATTCTTGTCGTTCGATTCACACATAAGCATCACCTCTTTGCGCAGCTCTGCCCTGAGTATTGGATCGGCTATGTTGCGGTCGTCATACCGCGACAGAGGATATTGCCGGGTGCTTTGGGTTGTAGTGATTGATGTAGCCATAGTCAGCCTGCCAGAAATAGATGATGGTGATTCTACCGCTAGTCATTTGTTGAATATTTAACTCAATAAAAGAAAATTATTAGTGCAATTTTGATTGTGAAATGTATCATTCTGCCCTTAAGTAGGTTCTTCACGAGGAAACAAAATTGGCAGAACGTGTTGATGATGCAGAGCTGAGCATGAATCAGTTAGAAGCTCTCAAAGACATGGCCATCGATAACATCAGAAAGCAGGCACAGGTCGTGAGCCAGGTATTTACAGGGAAGTGTCGTTACTGCAATGAATCGATTGAATCAGGCATTTATTGTGACGCTGAATGTGCGCAATGGCACAGGGAAGAGCAGGCCGCAAAACAGCGTAAATATGGCATGCGACCGGCAGGATTTGACTGATTATGTTGCGCTTTACTGAGGAAGAGTTTCAGGCTTTTAGTGAGCGTCGAAATAAGGGGCGGCCCGGGCCAAAAACCAAAAAGGATCCATTCTTATCGCTTGCGCCGGTAAAAGAAGTTTCTCCACATGCGAAGGCACTTGCAGCACTTGCAAAGAACCCAGACCTGCGCGACGGAAATTGCGAGCACTTCGAGCAGGTTTTCATTTTTGATTACTTCGAACGCAAGCACCCTGACATCTATGAGCTGTTGCATGCAACGCCTAACGGAGGGAAACGTTCAAAAGCAACCGCCGGGAAAATGAAGGCTGAAGGGCAGAAAAAAGGTTATCCGGACATGAGTCTCGATAAAGCATGCGGTATTTATCACGGCATGCGAATTGAGCTTAAAGAACCAAATGGTAAAGCCCCGACGAAAGAGCAGATCGCCTGGATGCGCAGGCTTAGAGAGGAAGGTTACTACGTCGTTCTTGCGTATGGTGCAGAACAAGCGATAACCGCCATCCTGGAATACATAAGCCTTAAAAAGGGTGAGGCTATTGAGCATGTATTGAACGGCGACAAGTGGTTGTATGCTGCTTAAAATAATAAATTAATTAGTACATATGCGCCATTTGATATAGCGCACATTAACATCGGGAGAATAGTCGTGTCATCCAAGGCTAATTATGAATCGCTGGCATCGATCATGCCGCGTAATGAACAGGAAACAGATGCTGTAGTGGACCCTGTAATCGCTGAAATGAATGCTCGCCTGGAGGCTGAATTTGCAGCTGAGAATGAACATACCACCCAGGGCGACTAGGACTGTTTTTTGTGTCGGTAGCGGTCCGTCACTCACTCGTGAGGACTGTGCTGCTATAGAAAAAACTGGCTGTTCAATCATCGCGGTTAACAATTCCTGGCAGATGTTCGATGACATTTATGCCTTATACGCCGGTGATTTGTCATGGTGGAAGCAATACGGATCCACCATACCGGGAGGGAGATTCCGCAAAGTGACAGCCAACCTGGCGGCGGCGAAATCATTTTCGTTGGAGTACAGGCGATATTGTGGACCGGCGGAAGGGGTAAATAGCGGCGCGCAGGCTATCAGTCTGGCTGCTGAATCAGGGGCTGAAGTAGTGGTATTAGTCGGCTATGACTGTTCTCTGCAAAACGGCCTTCATTGGCATGGCGCGCACCCTCAAGCCCTACGGAATCCAACGCAGGTGTCTATTTCAAAATGGCAACAGCAGTTCCTGGATACCCGCAAAAAACACGCAGATTTACATATTTTGAATGCAAGTAGGAGCAGTGCAATTCAATGTTTCCCAAGAATAAATTTAGAGGCAGTGATCGCGTTATTATCGTCGGCAGTGGCCCAAGCGCCGCAAACTTTGTTGCGCCGCGCGGAGTGCCGATTATAGCGGTCAATGGGGCCATCGACTGGCTGAACCGCGCTTCTTATTTTTTCACACTTGATCCATCGCCAGACAATATGCGGCGCGTTGGTCGTGGCCGCCGTCGCCGTGGTGTTTGTTATTGCATGGCACTACCCGATGTTAAAGAACGTGAAGTCAGAGACGGCGTTCTGTGCTTCCGTCGTGTGGCTGAACGTGGCATGGAGCCAAAAAATACGAATTCTCCCGAGTGGTGGGCGTGGCGCTGGTCCGCACATTTCGGACTTTGCGAAGATGAGAATGAAATTGCCAGCGGCAATAGTGCATATGGCGCTCTGAACCTGGCTTTCCATATCGGATTCAAACATGTCGCCCTGGTGGGCGTTGACGCTACACAAGAACCACGCGTTCACTCCGGCGGCACGCCAAAAAATCTAAGTCACCTGCCTTTGTTATTCCAGTCTGCGCGTGAACGGATTGACGTTGTTTCATGCGGGAAAATGGGAGGTATTCCGCAGATGACTCTTAAAGAATGGCTGAAGAATACATGATGGCACCCACAATTTATCACCGTATCGACGGTACCAAATACAGGAATGTCTGGGTTGTTGGTGATCTGCATGGTTGCTACACCAGACTGATGTCCGAACTCCATCGTGTGGATTTTGACCCGGCGCAGGATTTACTGATATCGGTCGGCGACCTTATCGATCGCGGTACTGAAAATGTCGAATGTCTGGAACTATTGCAGATGCCCTGGTTCAGGGCAGTGATGGGGAACCATGAGCGGCTGATGATTGATGCGTTAAGTCCAGATGGCAACGTGAATAACTGGCTAATGAATGGCGGACAATGGTTCTTCATGCTGGACACTGATCAGGAAATATTAGCCTGGGCGCTGGTGGAGCTGGTAAAGCGTCTGCCCTATATCATTGAGTTGAACACCGGGCAAGAAACTATCGTTATAGCCCATGCCGACTATCCGGATAATGAATACCAATTCGGTAAGGAGGTGCCGCTTTTCAACGTTGTCTGGGCGCGCGAGCGTATCAGTGATTCGATGGATGATATTGGTGGCGAAATTTCGGGCGCAGATCGTTTTATCTTTGGTCACACTCCGGTGAAAAGCCCGAAGACATTCTGGAATCAGCAGTATATCGACACTGGTGCCGTATTTTGCGGAAACCTGACATTGATGAAAGTGAAAGGTGATGGTGCAGCATGAAGATTGCTTTAGTTTTTCGCTCTGGTGGTGACTATAACGCTTCCGATGTGCAGTGGCTGGTTAATCAACTGCCAAAAGGCTATGAAATTATTTGCCTGACAGACCTGAAGCGTTTACATGTACCTGGCGTCAAAGTTGTCCCATTGATCAACCAGTGGCAAAAGTGCCGTGGCTGGTGGGCGAAAATCGAGTTGTTCCGACCGGATATAACCGATGATCTGTTCTATCTGGATTTGGACACGGTTATTGCCGGTGATATACGCCCAATCCTAGAGCATCCACCAACCAGCTTCACCATGCTTAGGGATTTTTACCATCCACAATATCGTGGCAGCGGTGCCTTGTGGATACCAAATAGTGTTAAAGCGCATATCTGGAGTTCATTCTGGCAAGATCCGGAAGGTTGGATTTCTCGTTGTGTCACTACTGAGTGCTGGGGTGATCAGGGGTTCTTACGGAAGGTTATGGGCGATGATACACCAGCATTTCAGGATCTGTATCCAGGATGGTTTGTAAGTTACAAGGCCGATGTTGTGGAACCTGGTTCAAAATATGCGAGCGCGCGTTACTCCAGGGGGAATGGGGCATTACCAAAGGACTGCCGAATAATCTTTTTCCACGGCAAACCGCGACCTCGCGAAGTGTCAGAGGATTGGCTTCCCCTTATTAGCTCGTTTTTTGAGCGAGAATCAGAATAATATTGCTCTAATAATTCCATATTTTTAAAACGTGATGTACACTCATTGCGTTTTTTATTAGAGCAATCCAAAAGGTGCACTATGTGGCCATTCCGACGGAAATATCACTACTGGCTGATCGCCTTTGTTACGCCGACCGGCGGTATCAGGCATGTCATCACCAGGTATCGCAACAAGAGACTCACCTTAGCCAGAATTTTACAGGCTGCCATAGGTGAGGGACTGGATACAAATTGCGTAGTCCTTCCTCCTTCATACTTAGGAAAAATGACCGAAGCACAAGCTAATACGGAACTTTGAAATGATCACTTCAGCACAAAACCAATCAATCGAAAATGTATCTATCCCTGACGTCCTGAATGCCGGTATCCCGGCCATTATCCAGAACATCCGGGCCGCGCAACGCCGCGTTAGTTGTGATGACCTCACAGCGCGTTTTTTTGATAATGCGGTTCAGTCAGCGGAGATGCTTCACGCACAGCTTATTGATGTTTATAACGCAGAAGCTGATAGCCATAACTCCCTGGTAGATGCAGCTGAAAATATGCAGTTGGATCTCGGTCTGAAGGATAAAGAAATTGAAGAGCTTCAGCTGCAAATTGAACATTTGAAACGCCAGCAACAGGACGCGATCGACGATGCGACGCATGACGCCAACCAGCGTGCTGATAATGCCGAACGTATAAGCATTGAGCTGGAAACAAAACTCAATGAAATGACCGCGATGGTTGAACTGCGGAACTCACAGATTTCAACGCTAAAATCTCAATATAAAGAGATCATGAAACTTGATCCTTTTAACCTTGAGAAACGCCATAACAAAGCCAAAAGTGAGCGACAGGAACTGCGTAAGCAGGTCGCTGACCTTAACCAACAGCTCAAAAAGGCTATTAAAGATGCAAGCGAGGCGCGCGTGGCATTTGCTAATAAAAAAGCAGAGGTTACCGAGCTGGTTAATGAAAATGCTAAATTTGCGACGCTCAAGAAGGAAATGTATGGCATTACTGAGCGACGTTTCCCTGCAAGCAAACTTCATCCGACGTTAGGGCAAATCTCCTTCTTCCCGCGCCTCCTGGCTTATGGGATCTCATCGCCTAAAGAGTTCAATAACGAGCGTCCTTATATCGTTTCTAAGCTGGACTTTGCTTATCAGTTCTGCTGCGACATGGGCTATGCCATTGATATCCGAATCAACGAATGGTTGATGCCAAACTTCCAGCCGTTGGCAATTTTCCGCGAGTTCCAGCCGGAAGGTTGGGTAGAGTTCTTCCATGAATTGATCTGTAAAGAGATGGAAAGCCGCCGCCCGGAACTGGTCCGTCGAGTTGAGTGGGCGCAAGAGGTTATGTTGGCAGATGCAGAGCTGCCGTTCGAACCGGAATTCATTGATGATCTGGCAACTAAAGGGCTGCATACCCTGTTTGATGTGGTTACCCGCCGTCATGAGCAGTTGGTTGTCGAATTGGGTTTAGAGGAAACAGCGGCAAGAAGACTTCTTGATGTTTGCTATGCACTTAGCGATGCATGGGAAAAAGAGAACGGCGGCACTATTTACGTCCGCTGATAGTTACAGTGTCACATTTAATGCTGGTGGAGTGCGCCCACCAGCATTTTTTTCGTCCAATGAGGAGGGCATTTGAGTATTTTCAATAAACACGCACACCAGGAACGTCCGTATATCGTCATAGTCGATATTGATGGAACAATATCAGAGGCAACTGAAGACAGACTGCATTTGCTTCCGCCACCAGGTAAAGGTGCATTAACAAAGGACTGGAACGAGTTTAATCTCGCCTGTGACACCGATACTCCCATAACTCCAGTTATTGATATGGTGCGCCAGTTATTTAACGTTTACACGGTCTGGTTTGTAACCGGGCGCTGTGAGATCGCAAGGGATAAAACACGAGCCTGGCTGCGGAAGTACGTAACAAACGGGGCTGAGCCTTTGCTATCTATGCGTCCTGCCACCGATGACAGAAATGACGGCCCAGCAAAGATTGATCTCCTTAAGAAAATTGGTCTAAGTAAAATCGCGTTCGCGCTGGAAGATAAGATTGAAGTGGCGCGTGTTTTCAGGAGGCACGGCGTGCTTACGTTAATGGTCAGGGAGTATGAAAATGCGCTTCTTCATCAGCAATAATTGCTCAAATAAATATTGATTTTTAAAACAGAGAAAGTGAAAATAAAAACATGCCGCAAGGCGCGGCATGTATCCAATCAATCACAGGAGCTGAAAATATGAGCACGGCATTCAAAATCATTATGGCCGCGATCTATTTCTGGCTGTTCTTTATCACTTTTGGCAGCATTGTCGCGCATAGGTAAGGGGAGTATATTAGCCATTTGGAACCCCACGGTCTCTTGCGGGTTTAATTAAGAACCCGCAAGAAAAACACGAATTGGGCTATATTTTTCCGCCTACGCCTTTAAACTTCTCAATAAACGAGACGATTTTCTGGAAAACTGCCTGTTTTTTCGTTTTATATTGCGGATTTAACGGACTAAGTTTTGGTAATGTTTCGTTTAATTCTGTGCCATTTTCGGTGGCATATTCGCGTTTTAAAGACGTGCGAATATAGCGTTTTGCTGCATCTTCATTGAGATTTTCTTCTTTTATCAATGCTTCTGCTTCACGTTGCTGTTCGCGTTGAGCAAACGTAAAGAATGCGTCAATGATGCTGGCTTTGTCCGGTAAATCATCCAGGTTCGTTTGCTGAATAAAATCGACCACCAGGCCCTCTTTAGCACGGTTCCCTAGGCTTGAACGAATTAAGCGTTTGACCTCTTCGATCATTTCGCCCTTGCCTTTATTTTGTCTGTTGTGTTCGAAAATCAGTCCAAGGATATAATCCAGGTTTATTTCCTGAGACTTCAGCAAATCGACCTCAAAAACTACGTCATCCCAGTCAGTGGTTGATTTCTCTTTTTTCTCAGCTTCTTTCTCACGGCGCTGCCAGTCGCGAATATCGTTATAGGCCGAACGATAATCCTGAATCTTGCGATCAGCAGGGAGACGAATTGTTTGCAATTCAGCGAACTTTTCATCATCCACATAATGTTCTGCTTTGAATTTTTCTACCGCAACAGGATCGCTAAGATCGATTTGTTGCAGGGCTTTTAGCGTGGCAAATTCATCATAGTTTTGCAGGATGTTCTCGGCACGCAGGTATTCGCCAAACAGTTTAACGAAGTCTTTCTTCTCTTTTTCACTTTCAATACTGGTAGGGTCAGGGAACCGTTGTTCCAGTTCTGAAACTACTGTCATGAAGCCGCGTTTAGCTTCACCAGTAGCAGCATCAGTAAAGCCTTCCATATACTCTGTATAACTCTTTTCTAACACCACATTTTTGGTGTTTTTGTCACCAAACAGCGTTATGGCATCAATAGTTGAGCGTTCCAGATCCCGAAAAGTGACGATGTTACCGAAGGTTTTAGTAGCGTCATAAATGCGGTTGGTGCGGGAGAATGCCTGCATCAGGCCGTGAAAACGCAAGTTTTTATCGACGAATAGCGTGTTCAATGTTGGAGCGTCGAAGCCGGTTAAAAACATCCCAACGACAATTAACAGATCGATATCCTGATTTTTAACCCGTTGGGCTAAATCACGATAGTAGTTCTGAAAACCGTTACTGTCGGTGCTGAAGTTAGTTTTAAAATAGCTGTTATACTCACGAATTGCAGCGTCAAGAAACTCTTTAGCACTGCTGTCCATTGCGCTGGTATCAAAAGTTTCATCGGAAATTTCACCAATGGCATTTTGTTCTTCATTGGCGGCAAAGGAGAAGATTGTCGCAACACGCAGCGGTTTATAGGTAGCCGATTTATTAGCTGCTTCCTCTTGTAACCGTTTAAACGTCGCGTAATAGGCTTTCGCGGCATCCACGCTACTCACTGCCAGCATGGCATTAAAGCCTTTGGAACCTGGGAAAGTACGGTGGGTCTTCTGGCGGAAGTTATTCAGAATATATTGCGTAATTTCCTGTATACGCATGGGATGAAGAAACGCCTGCTGATTTTCAGCCGCACTCAGTTTTTTCTCGTCGGTTTCTGTCTCTAAAGACTTAAACTGTGGCCGCACATCGTTGTAGTCCACCTTGAATTTAAGCACTTTTTCATCTCGAATCGCATCGGTAATTACATACGAATGCAATTCACGACCAAATACGCTGGCGGTCGTTTCTGAACCTAAAGCGTTTTCCGGGAAAATAGGAGTGCCGGTAAAACCAAACTGATAATAGCGTTTGAATTTCTTCTTCAGGTTTTTCTGCGCTTCTCCAAACTGGCTGCGGTGGCATTCATCAAATATAAACACCACTTGCTGATTGTATACAGGCAGGTCGCTTTCTGCTTTCATCAGGTTATTAAGTTTCTGAATAGTGGTGACGATAATTTTGTTATCGTCCTTATCCAGATTTCGTTTTAGACCTGCGGTATTTTCCGAGCCGTTAACACTATCTGGCGAAAAACGCTGATATTCCTTCATAGTCTGGTAATCGAGGTCTTTCCTGTCGACCACGAAGAAGACTTTATCAATAAAGTCCAGTTCTGTTGCCAGCCGCGCGGCTTTAAAGCTGGTGAGGGTTTTACCAGAACCGGTGGTGTGCCAGATAAAGCCACCGCTTTCGGGGTTAGACCAGTTTTTCGCTTTATAGGAGCTGTTGATTTTCCATAAGATTCGTTCGGTGGCGGCAATCTGGTACGGTCGCATCACCAGTAGCGTCTGACTACTGTCAAAAACGCTGTAGTTCACCAGAACATTAAGCAGAGTATGTTTCTGGAAAAAGGTAGCGGTAAAGTCTTTGAGGTCTTTAATCAGTGTATTGTCTGATTTCGCCCAGTTCATGGTGAAGTCAAAACTGTTTTTATCGCGCTTTGTTGTGTTGGCAAAATAACGGGTATCGGTGCCGTTAGAAATGACAAACAGTTGCAGATACTTAAACAGGGAATTTTCGCTGTTAAAACTCTCTTTACTGTAACGATGTATCTGGTTGAAAGCCTCACGAATCGCCACGCCGCGCTTTTTCAGTTCGATTTGTACCAGTGGTAAGCCATTAACCAGGATCGTGACGTCATAACGGTTAGCATGAGAACCCGTCTGTTCAAACTGCTGGATAATCTGCACCTTATTGCGCATGAGATTCTTTTTATCTATCAAATAGATGTTCTCAAGTCGCTCGTCATCAAAAATAAAGTCGCAAATATAGTCGATATGGATTTTACGGGTCTTATCCAGAATGCCATCGCTCGGGTTGTCCAGATACTGCTCCGTGAAACGCCGCCACTCGCTGTCATTAAACACCACACCATTGAGGCTCTGAAGCTGTTCCCGAACGTTGGCCAGCATCGCTGACTGTGATTTTACCGAAATAAATTCATAGCCCTGATTCCGTAGGTCCTGTATCAGTTCGCGTTCCAGGTCCGATTCGCTCTGGTAGCTGTCGCCTGTTGGCTCAGCTTTGATGTACTTATCAAGAACGATAAAATTATTGGATTCAGCAATGGTGTGTGTCTGATGAGTCATAGCGCATCCTTTGTGCCGTCTGGCAAGGGCCGGAAGGGCTTTAAGGGCGACTTCCGGCGTGTAAAAAATAGTCTATATACTGACCGGGTGTTAAGGTGGCCCGGTCGGTAGCAATGGTCAATTAATTACTGACAGTTTCAGGTTTCGGGAAACTGAACAGTAAATCACGATAATATTCGTATTGTTTCTGGCGCAACTCGATTTCACGCGGAAGACCTTCGGTGATGGAAGCTGCGATTGCATCAAACTTATCTAGAATATCCACAATACGCCCCTGTTCGTCTAAAGATTTTTGAGGGTGAGATGGGTATGGAATAGGTACTCTGACTTGTTTCAGTGCATTAGCATTAAACTGTGGTTGCCCACCACCAGATACTAATTTATTAGCCTGTTCCCAAAAAAAATCACTTTGTGCAAAGTGCCAGTAATATTTGGCATTAATAATCGTTTCATTTAGGTTCAACTTTATTAAAAAACCAGCGTATACTGCTGGATAATCTTCTTCAAAAATCATTGTTTTACCAAAGGTTGCACCAGTCCTTGCCATGAGTAAATCATTTTTGTCTAAGGTATATTTCTCATTTTCCTCATTTAATTCAACGTACATTGGGTTTTCTTTCGATAGCTTCCCGTCTTTATTTATGTCAGTAATTCTCACGAAACGGGCATCTCCTGAGTCCATGGCTTTGGCTGCATATCCATATGTAAAATTCCCAATTTCCCCCAAAGTCTTCCACTCAACCTCACCCTCTTTAAAACTCAACAACTGGTCGCGATAGTAGTTGTACTGTTTTTTACGCATGTTAAGCTCAGCGGTAAGCTCAGCGGTAAGTGCAGTAAACTTATCCAGAATCCGAACGATTTCAGACTGGATGGCTAGGGATTTTTCCGGATTATCCGGGCAGGGGATTGGAACTTCAAACTTATCTGTATCAGGAGTTGCAATTTGTGGCATTTGCATTTTACCCCCAATTTTCTGGAAATATCCTTCATTTATTTTTAGGAAGTAATAAATATACTTTATGCTTATCGCATCATTATTTGAGTGATATGACCACATCTCATTTTTGTGAGAGAATGGTTTATCGTAATACTCGAATTCGATAATACCTCTGGATTTAACAATGATCGATGGCTCTCTATTAATATCTTTCTCTGGAATATCTTTAAAGTCAACAAAGGCTACTGTTTTTCCCCCTGCAAAAATTTTAAGCGGCGCATTATCTTTGTGAAGAGCTTTCATCTGCCCAGCGGTTATTTTTGTGCCTTTAGTTCGTTTAAGCACTTTCTCTAGTGTTTTCCACTCAACCTTAACTCCATCCAGCAATTTTTCCAGATAACTCAACTCGCTCATTTCTGTACCTCGCAGCCTTCAATTTCAGCCACAATCGCATCAATATCTTTGCGCAATTGGTCGATTTTGCTGACCGTGGTTTTCAGCTCTGCATTCAACTCAGCGATATCGATAATTTCGCGAGTATCTTTCGCTTCCACATAGCTGCTCACCGACAGGTTATAGTCATTCGCGACAACGGCTTCAAACGCGACAGATTTTGCCAGATGAGCAACATCTTCCTTGCTGGCAAATACCTGCATAATCTGTTCGATATGGGCATCGGTCAGAATATTGTTGTTGGTCTCTTTTTTGAACAGTTCGCTGGCATCAATAAACTGAACGTTGGTATCCGTTTTATGTTTGGACAGAACCAGAATGTTTACGGCAATGGTGGTGCCAAAGAACAGGTTCGGAGCCAGTGAAATTACGGTTTCGACATAGTTATTATCGACCAGATACTGACGGATTTTCTGCTCTGCGCCGCCACGGTAAAAAATACCCGGGAAGCAGACAATCGCAGCACGACCTTTGGCCGAAAGATAGTTCAGCGCATGTAGTACAAAGGCGAAGTCAGCTTTGGATTTGGGGGCCAGGACGCCAGCCGGGGCAAAACGTTCATCGTTAATCAGCGTCGGGTCATCGCTGCCAATCCATTTCACCGAATACGGCGGGTTAGAAACGATGGCATCAAACGGTTTTTCATCTCTGAAGTGCGGCTCAGTCAGCGTATTGCCCAGCTTGATATCAAACTTGTCGTAGTTGATATTGTGCAAAAACATGTTCATACGCGCCAGGTTATAGGTCGTATGGTTGATTTCCTGACCGAAAAAGCCTTCTTCGATGATGTGGTTATCAAACTGCTTTTTAGCCTGCAACAACAGTGAGCCGGAACCCGCTGCCGGGTCGTAGATTTTGTTAACGTTGGTCTGCCCGTGCATAGCCAGTTGTGCAATCAGCTTGGAGACGTGCTGCGGTGTAAAGAACTCACCGCCTGACTTACCGGCATTTGCCGCATAGTTAGAAATCAGGAACTCATAGGCATCACCGAACAGGTCAATCTGATGTTCGTTGAAGTCACCAAGTTTTAACCCTTCAACCCCTTTCAGAACCGCAGCCAGGCGGGCATTTTTATCTTTAACGGTGTTACCCAGGCGGTTACTGGTGGTATCGAAATCAGCAAACAAACCTTTGATGTCAGCTTCTGAAGGATAACCGTAAGCAGAACTTTCGATAGCAACGAAGATGCTGTTTAAATCTGCATTCAGCCTGTCATTAGTATTTGCTTTCGCAGCTACGTTGCAGAAAAGCTGACTGGGGTAGATGAAGTAGCCTTTAGTTTTGATGGCATCGTCTTTAATGTCATCAGTAATTACGCTGTCATCCAGTTTCGCATAACAGATACTGTCATCACCGGCTTCAATATAACTGGAAAAATTTTCGCTGATAAAACGGTAGAAAAGTGCGCCCAGAACGTATTGCTTAAAATCCCATCCATCGACCGAACCCCTGACATCGTTAGCAATTTGCCAGATTTGACGATGAAGCTCTGCACGTTGTTGAATACTTGTCATTTTCATCCACTTATTTCAGGCTTATGTAATTGGCGGTGATTCTACAGCAACTTGGATGCTTTAGCAGTTCGGACATTAGGCTACGAATGACCTGCCTAGAGGTTTGTTAAGCCGCAAAGTGCTGGTGCTTTATGCCTGTGAAGTTTATAATTGTGTACACATAACGAGTACACGAGGTGTTTATGCAATCCATTAACTTCCGTACCGCGCGCGGCAACCTTTCTGAAGTGCTCAACAATGTTGAAGCCGGGGAAGAGGTTGAAATCACCCGCAGAGGCCGTGAGCCAGCAGTAATTGTCAGCAAGGCTACTTTCGAAGCCTACAAAAAAGCGGCGCTGGATGCTGAATTTGCATCCCTGTTTGACACCCTGGACTCCACCAACAAGGAACTGGTTAACCGATAATGAGGCATATATCACCGGAAGAACTTATTGCGCTTCATGATGCGAATATAAGCCGCTACGGCGGCCTGCCGGGAATGTCAGATCCGGGTAGGGCAGAGGCCATTATCGGGAGAGTTCAGGCCAGAGTTGCCTACGAAGATATCACCGACCTTTTCGAAGTCTCCGCCACCTACCTGGTGGCTACAGCGAGAGGGCATATATTCAATGATGCCAATAAGCGTACCGCGCTAAACAGTGCGCTGCTATTTCTACGCCGTAACGGGGTGCAGGTATTTGATTCACCTGAACTGGCAGACCTTACTGTAGGCGCTGCGACTGGCGAGATATCTGTATCTTCTGTCGCCGACACGTTACGTAGATTGTATGGTTCTGCGGAGTAGATTAATGGCACGCAAATACAACAAATTGTCCCGTGAAGCGTTAAAGATGCTTCTTGATGGCGTGAGTCGCCGCAAGGTAAAGCAATACCTGGTTGGTAAGCAAATTGGAGTCAGGACCGCTATTGCTGTGTTATGCCGTCAGGAAATGGTTGCGCTTAAACAGAGAATGCCGGGCAGCAGATAAAGCCCAATCAGTGATGAAAGGTGTGATGTGAAAGCCGTAATTACTCCCTTTGTACAGAAAGAGCTTGGCCTCGCCACGTTCAAAGTGGATCAGGAGGTCAGAAAGCTGGTGGAGGCTGGCCGTAAATTTATTATGGAGCCGGTGCCGCGTGAGTTAATCGAGCACATGGAAGACGGCCTCGTTGTTACCGAGCAAACCATGGCAACAAATGAGGCGTTGCAGCCGTTTTTTAACAGCGATGAACTGTTTCGCCGTATTGGTGGAATTGACGCGCTGGTGGCGTGGTTGCGTAGGAAAGAGGGTCAATGCCAGGCCGCAGATCGTAGTTGGTGTGACAACCATATTGTCCACGCTGAACGAGACAATAGCGCGGTGTTGTTGTGCTGGCATCACGATAACCGTTATCGGATGCGTGGTTTTAATGAGCTGAAAGAAACGCTGCACAATAATCGCGTTAACTGGATACTGGATGTCGCCCGTCAGGAAATGGGCCTTTCAAATAGCCATGATTTAAGTATTCAGGAGCTGTGCTGGTGGGCTTTCATGCGCAACATGATGCACCTGATGCCGGAAGAAGTCTGCCGCATATCAATAAATAAGATGAAGGCTACTCCGCAGGATAGCGGACCTCTGAAAGAGGCGGATATTCGCCCGTATGACGATCGCGCTACAGCATATGTTCAGATGATGGAAGAACGCGCCGCGCCGATGCGTGCAAAAGTATGCCCTGTGGATGTTGACTCCGACCCTGGCATGGCGCATTTCAAAATACCAAAACTGCAATCGCTAAAATTACCTGAGTACATGGACTTTGTTGCTTCCCGTCCATGCTGTGGGTGTGGAGCTGCGGGAGCTGGCGCTCACATTACGCCTTATATCGTTCGTCATAGTCGATTATGCGCGCATGACATTTACGCAATTCCTCTGTGCCAGTCATGCCAGCGTGATATTGAGCGTGACCGCGATAATTGGGAGAAGACGCACGGTAGGTTGGCGATGCATCAACGATTGTTCTTTGATTACGCGCTTGGAGTGGGCGTTATCACAAGTCATTCGTCGAGTGTTAGATAAAATTGCTCTAATGTATTGCTATTTCTTTAATCGAGGGTGTTATATTCCACGTTGATTAGTTGACATGGGCTAATCAGTAGGTGACAGGATGTTACTTAACTGGCAGGGACGCCACTTCATGGAAATAAATCACTCACGAATAACATCGTACGAGATTGCGGATTACATGATCCGCACTAAATCTCTTCTATCAGCGAAAGAACTCGCAGCAATTCTTGAAAAGGAATACCCGCATCTGGATGTCGATAAGCGCGATGTTTATCTGCGCTTAAAGGCTATCGCTGTGTCTAAGTATTCGTCTGTTTTGATTGATGACAGTACACGCCCACGTAGATTTCAGATCCACTCTCTGAATCCTGAATTCTTTCGCCGTAGCCGCGCTCCGCGCCGGTTTGATGAAAAACTCCAGAATGAACTCTATATGACGCAGGACGAAAAGGAACGCCGGGAGCACCAGCCTTGGGTAATGGCGCGTCAACTTTTCAATAAGGTGGCCCGTCAGCACCGTCATTACGGTAATGCCACATCCGCACGTATCTGATTGATTGCTTGCCCGTTCCGGGCCTTTTGACATGTGACTTTCGTTACCCTCGCGTCAAAAAGAGTTTTTACGAAAGGAAGCATAAGTGACCTGGGACGATCACAAGAAGAATTTTGCTCGCCTGGCGCGAGATGGTGGTTACACCATCGCACAGTATGCCGCCGAGTTTAATCTTAACCCTAATACCGCACGTCGTTATCTCCGTGCCTTCAAAGAAGACACCAGGACTGCGGACAGCCGCAAGCCAAATAAGCCAGTCAGGAAGCCACTAAAAAGCATGATCATTGATCACTCTAATGATCAACATGCAGGTGATCATATTGCGGCTGAAATAGCGGAAAAACAGAGAGTTAATGCCGTTGTCAGTGCCGCAGTCGAGAATGCGAAGCGCCAAAATAAGCGCATAAATGATCGTTCGGATGATCATGACGTGATCAACCGCGCCCACCGTACCTTACGTGATCGCCTGGAACGCGACACCCTGGATGATGATGGTGAACGCTTTGAATTCGAAGCTGGCGATTACCTGATAGATAACGTTGAAGCGCGGAAGGCCGCGCGCGCTATGTTGCGTCGGTCCGGGGCCGATGTTCTGGAAACCACTCTTCTTGAAAAGTCTCTTTCTCATCTCCTTATGCTGGAGAACGCCAGGGATACGTGTATTCGCCTGGTGCAGGAAATGCGCGATCAGCAAAAAGACGATGATGAAGGTACTCCGCCTGAATACCGTATCGCGAGCATGCTAAACAGCTGTTCCGCGCAGATAAGCAGCCTGATCAACACCATTTACAGCATCCGGAATAACTATCGAAAAGAAAGCCGGGAGGCGGAAAAGCACGCTTTATCTATGGGGCAAGCTGGCATTGTTAAGCTGGCATACGAACGAAAGCGTGAAAATAATTGGTCAGTGCTGGAAGCAGCTGAATTCATCGAGGCGCATGGCGGGAAAGTGCCGCCCCTGATGCTGGAGCAAATCAAAGCCGATCTGCGTGCTCCTAAGACAAATACCGATGATGAGGAAAGGCAAACAGCCGTCGGTGGCCCTTCTCTTGAAGATCTGGACAAAGTTGCGCGAGAACGGGCCGCCAACCGCCGCGCCGATGCCGCATTGTGGATTGAGCAGCGTAGGGAAGAAATCGCCGATATCGTTGATACAGGCGGTTATGGAGATGTTGATACTGAAGGTGTATCAAACGACCCATGGCTGGAACAAGACCTGGACGAAGACGAGGAGGAAGACGAAGAAGTTACCCGCAAGCTATACGGGGATGATGATTAATGGCCAGAAGTTGCGTAACGGATCCACGTTGGCGCGAGCTGGTGGCGCTATATCGTTATGACTGGATTGCGGCCGCTGATGTTTTGTTCGGCAAAACACCTACCTGGCAGCAGGATCTGATTATTGAGTCTGTGCAGGAACAGGGTAGCAAGACATCTGTTTCGTCTGGTCACGGTACCGGGAAATCAGACATGACTTCTATCATGATCATGTTGTTCATAATCATGTATCCCGGTGCCCGCGCCATTATCGTTGCGAACAAAATTCAGCAGGTAATGACCGGTATATTCAAGTACATCAAGATAAACTGGGCTACTGCCACCAGCCGTTTTCCATGGCTTGCTGATTATTTTGTTCTGACAGAAACCGCTTTCTATGAGGTTACTGGTAAAGGTGTATGGACTGTAGTACCGAAGGGCTTTCGTCTGGGAAGTGAAGAAGCTCTTGCCGGTGAACACGCAGATCATCTTCTGTATATTATCGATGAAGCCTCCGGTGTCAGTGATAGAGCTTTCGGTATCATCACCGGTGCTCTTACCGGACAGGATAACCGCATCTTATTACTGTCACAGCCTACACGCCCAAGCGGCTATTTCTACGATACACACCATAAACTGGCCAAGCGTCCTGGTAACCCTGATGGCGTTTATACGGCGATCACGCTTAACAGTGAGGAATCACCGTTGGTAACGCCAGCATTTATCAAAATGAAGCTGGCGGAGTACGGCGGGCGTGATAACCCTATGTACATGATTAAGGTACGCGGCCTATTCCCTAAATCACAGGATGGCTTCCTTCTTGGACGTGATGAGGTTGAACGTGCAACGCGGCGGAAAGTCAAGATTGCAAAAGGATGGGGCTGGCTTGCATGTGTGGACGTTGCTGGTGGTACGGGACGGGATAAGTCCGTTATCAATATCATGATGGTGTCCGGCCAGCGAAATAAACGCCGTGTAATCAACTATCGAATGCTGGAATACACAGACGTTACAGAAACGCAGCTTGCCGCCAAAATTTTCGCAGAATGTAATCCTGAGCGATTCCCAAATATCACCATAGCGATAGACGGCGATGGCCTGGGTAAAGCAACGGCGGATCTGATGTACGAGTATTATGGTATTACCGTACAGCGCATACGCTGGGGTAAAAAGATGCATAGCCGTGAAGATAAGAGCCTGTACTTTGATAAACGTGCTTATGCCAACGTTCAAGCCGCAGAGGCCGTAAAATCTGGTCGTATGAGACTGGATAAGGGTAATGAAACTATTGAGGAAGCGTCGAAAATCCCTGTAGGGATTAACTCCGCAGGTCAATGGAAGGTGATGAGTAAGGAGGATATGAAGAAAAAACTCAACCTGCACTCACCAGACCATTGGGATACATATTGTTTCGCTATGCTGGCGGATTATGTTCCCCAGGATGAAGTGCTTAGCGTCGAAGACGAAGCGCAGGTTGATGAAGCTCTGGCATGGCTTAATGAATGAATATTTGCTCTAATAAATTGTGTTTTTTAACTACCGATGTTACATTGAACCTGACCTCTTGCGCCTTGAGGCATTTTCGGTTTATGCTTATCAGGCACCTCATTAAAACGGGTGCCGGGATTGAGACCCCGGATAATGTCAAAGGCGACACAGACGCCGAAAGCGTCTTTTTTTGTGTCATGCCATCGCACAGCCATACGTAGCGTTTAGCTCCGAAATCAATGGTAGTGCTGGCTGGGCTGCCGAAAGGCAGGCCGGTTCCCTTTGACGCCGGTAGTCTCAACCCAGTCAGTGCTACCGCCATTGAGATTGAGACCTCACGCGGTAGCTCCTTAACTTAGTCAAAGGAGGCTGCCATTATGGCTACTGTCCCTACCCCAACTCATCCTGAATTCATCTGGCGCTTCTATTCCTGCCAGAAACGTCACTATCACTTCGTTATTGCACCGACAGAAGATGAGGCCCGTTCTCAGCTTCCTGACGCTCCCTGCATTTTCTCTGCCCGCTTTTCCACTGATTCGCGCAACTCTCTCAGTTACTGGTGCCTCCCTGTTAACGCTTCTGCTCAGGAGGGACTATGAGAACGTCATTAGTCACCCGTGAAGAAATGATTGAGGCAATTGAACAGCACACATCCTGTATCAGTACCAGGGATATACCGGGCGTTATTGCCAACTACTTCATGATCACCAAACAACTTTACCGGAGAAAGGACAAGAACGCTGTTCACCGCATTCTGTTGTCTGATATCCGCGAATACCTGCTCGAACAGGGGCATCTGAATTACGCAACCGTCGCAGCCGAAACACGCAAGGAGGCACACAGAATGAAAGCAACTAACGTTAAATCAGAAAAAACTCATGCACCTTCAGTTCAGGAATCGGAGCTGGTGGTTGTTCAGAATCAGTCTGATGAAATTCCCGTTCTGGAATGGCTGGGAGTGCGTGTAGTGACAACTAAGATCCTTGCTAAGGGGTATGGGACAGATGCGGATAACATCAAGAAGAACTTTTCCCGTAATGCTGAACGTTTTTGTGAAGGCAAGCATTTCTATAAAGTTATTGGAGATGATTTGAACAATTTGCGAGTGACTTTAAGTAACTCACAAAATCCTATCTCTCCTAAAGCCCGCTCACTCATCCTCTGGACGGAACGCGGCGCAGCCCGCCACGCTAAAATGATCGAAACCGATCAGGCATGGGCATTCTTTGAAAAACTGGAAGACAGCTACTTCCGACAAAAAGAACAGCAACCGGTTGCAATCCCCCAGACGCTTCCAGAAGCTCTGCGCCTGGCTGCCGAACTGGCTGAACAAAAGCAGCTTCTGGAACAGAAAGCCCACCAGCTAAATCAGCAGCTGGTGGCCGCCGCTCCTAAAGTCGATTTTGCCGACCGGGTATCAGTAGCTAAAGGGATCCTGATTGGGAATTTTGCAAAGGTTGTTGGACTTAAGCAAAACGCGCTGTTTGCCTGGTTACGGGAGAACGGCATCCTGATAGCGTCCGGTGGACGTAAAAATGTGCCGTTCCAGCAGTACATCAACGCGGGGTATTTCACGGTGAAAGAAGTGGTGCTGGATGATGAAGATGGCTACCAGATACGGTTGACGCCTCAATTAACGGGTAAAGGCCAGCAGTGGTTGACGCGTAAACTGCTCGATGCTGGCTTGTTAAAACCGGTGGCGGCTGAATAATGGAAGAATGCCCGGTTGATGCCGGGCATAATTTATTGCGCGCTTTCGGGGTTGTCGTTTACTGGCTGCCCCTTCTTGGTTTTACGGCTGCGCGTAACTGATGCGGCTGACTTAACCTTTTTCTCTTCGCGAGTGATGGCAATTTGTTTTTTTACATTTTCAATATCTGCCAGGCGATATATTTTTGCCTGCGGCCAGCGGTCGCAGATGATCGGTTCTATAGAGTCATAAAGGCTAAATTTTGCTTTCTCGAATTCACCGTTGATGATGATTCCATCACGGAGAGTTTCATCGCAGATAAACACGCCACACAGCGGTACATGGTAACTAACTGATTTACCATCATTGTAGTTAGGGCTACTGGAGATGTAGTGGACGCGCAGCATTGTTTCGCTAAAGCCGTGTACACGCATACGGAATTTTTCATCCTCCGGGTACTGCCTCATTAGCTCTTTTGTTGCTTCCAGGTTCTCTATGTATTTCGCACTGTGCTCATTGATCCCCGCGCTTTTTTGGATGCGAATGTCCTTATCAATCAGATGAATAATGCGGCCAGCGGTCATGTTGACGCTGTTCACAGCTTCTGTCTGATAAGTTGTAACCTTGCGCACACCGCGAAGGATGTTAGGCACTGGATATAAAATAGTCTTTGGGATATTGAGGTCTGGGTACTGTTCCAGTTCCCGCGCCATTAAAGTCCATTTATCAATTTCAGCCTGAATGCTGTCAGTTTCTTTGAACGGTAGAACGACAACCGGGCGTACAGGACGACCGTCGCTGGCTGTATCAACGTGTTGGGCGCGTGCAACAGCTTTTTTTAGAAAGAGATCCCTGAAGCTGACGAACTCCTGGTACAGTTGTTCGCCGTAGACATAATTTATCATTGATCCTCCTCCAGAATTGACATGGTCAATAACGCCCGGCTGAGAAAACCGGTCATTACTGACCTATATTATAGAGGGATCAAACAAAAATAATAGATTTATTAGTGCATTTATTGTGAGTCTAACTGGTTAGTTGCCATGAGATATTCGATTGTGTCAGTGAGGTCATCCAGGTCGTCTTGGGTGATGCGGTACTCCTGATTGGATATCTTTGAGTAGTGTTCAGCAATGGCGCGGGCAGCGTCGGTTTCGGCAGGGTCTACAGATAAAGCGTTAGAGCAATGTCTAACGTCGTCGATGGTTGGTTGAATGAAAGCCATAATTATGCCTCACTGTATTGACAACACAGAGCCTGAAGCTCTGACCTACTGTTTCACCCATGATCCATGCTGGGGTAATCTAACAACATTGCGCTGTGTGTAAGATGAGCAATGCATAGCTGTAATGCCGTTGTATAAGGTTTCCCTGTTTGCTCATTTCCTTCTGAGCCGCTCTACAACGCTGAAGACACATTAAATAGTGAATCCAAAGTCGTATTACGTAACGGCGGCAAAACTATAATTTATTAGAGCAATTGTCAAACAACTATGAAAAACAATCCAGTTTTTAGCTGGTGGAGTGGGATTTTTCTCTCAAAATTTATTGCTCTAATAATTCTTGATTTTTGTGCGCAGCTGGACGTAAACTCCTCTTCGGACCTG